GTACTTTATATTTCATCTTCCACTCCTCAAATTTAGGTTGGAAAGCGTCATAGCCGTCAGTCAATGTCAACAAACGGTCAAAATACGCCCTAATCGGAGGTGAGGCACTAGCGGCAACATACAAACCCATTGCTACACCACGCACTAGCGATTTCGGATGGACATTGGTCGGTGGGGCAATAAAGTACCCAATCTTCGACAAAACCTTGCCTGGTTTGGGAACAAATGTCCATCCCTCACTCGTGGGAGTCAGCCTATTAGAGCAAAACTCCATCAAGTGAGCATGTTTACGATAAACTGCTTCCGATTTAAAACCCAAACGGGCCATGTCACGGACCCAAGGGAAGCGGTCTTTCTCAACATGCTTCATCGCATTATCATCACCCTGCACCAGCATTCGTAAGGATTGTTTAATTTCATGAATGTTTTTGCCGGTGTAATCATGATAGAGTGATAAGTGCATGCAAGCATTAAGAATAGAGTTCATGAGTGAAGTATAAGGATCACCAGATTTACGTTGCCCGTCAGCAAAGTACTTCCAGCCGTTAAGGGTGGTGCCGTGGGTATCGATATTTGCTTTCATCATAGCGATAACCGCTCGGGGTGCACCAAACTTTTTGCACAACCAAACCTCATACTCCAACCATTCTCTACAAACTGACGCGTCAAAAGTGCCTATGTCATCCTCTAAATAAGAACCAGGCAATGACATTAAACAAGCGGCCGCGTCAGTAGATGTGACACCGCTCGTAAAGCAAATGAAATTATTACTTGTCCAGACCCTCTTAAGTCGACCCTGACAGCCGACCATCCAAGGCCCAACAGTACAAGTAAAACGGGGTTGTGCAATTCCTTGTATCAAACGGCACGCTTTATAAGTTAATCCAGCAGGGGTCCTATGGTTAGTATTTTCTACCTTGACAAAGGCGCTACGCTTAGTATATTGGCGCAGCTCACCCTTGTTATATCTCGTATGGCAATCGAAACCACCTGCTTTCATGCGTGCAAACTCTTCTTCAATCATCCTCTTGACTGAAGGACTGGCATTTGAGTTTTCTACGTAACTTTCGTTTGAAACTTGCTGTACATTCGTCATTCCGGGGAATATATGTTTGTGGTTTTGTTTAAGCCAGCGTATCTTTTGTCGGACGAAGCCAACATCGACAACCGGCGTTTGACATAAAACGCGACCACGTAATGCCTGTGCTTCATTGTGCGCATTAGAAGCATAAGCAATTGGACGATATCCTCCGGACCCAATCCCAGCCAATTGTTGTACTTGGGATGGTTTTATATGATCATGGGGAAATTTTGTAAATGGTGCAACTCGGGTGATTGCGGCTACGTTTAAGGGCCGCTGAGGTTTTGACTTGGCAAAGCAGTTCTCCAAAGGAAAACTCCTCAAAGCTCTCCAAGCCATCGCATTAGTAGTCATTGCGAA